TGAGAACACAAAACAAAGAGAACTATTACTATTTCTTTTGGGTAATAGCAATGATTGCGTTCATTGCTCCTCAAGTAGTAACTGCTTTTGCTTATCACAAACTTGCTGATAGACTTACTAAACCAATACAAGTTGAGATTGTTGAAACATCTAGATTAAAAGTAGGATTATGATATTAGTATTCATTATTGTAGCGTTGCTACTATTTGTAGTAGGGTATGGATTGTACCTTACATTTGGACCAGGTAAGACAGACCTAAGAGATCCAATAGATGAACATGCAAAGATGCACGAACTAGGCATAGCACATGGACATACTGCAAAAGGCTACGAGAAACTGTAGATATTATAAAGAAACCATCATTTTGTGTGAGTTTCGTGTTATATAATATGTGGAACCCAACACAAGCAACAATGTCAGGAGATTATTTTACTCATAATGATAGGCAACCATGTATTTCAACGTACTCTACGTTGAAGTGGGACAGTACAGGAGAACTGTCTGAACTTGACATGGATAGAATTTTAGGACTGCTTGAGAATGCTCAATCAGAAGTTACACAGATGGGTATGTCTAATCCAAGATGGAAGACTGGCAGTCCGATGCAAGACTAACTATATAAAGTAACTTTGAGACGTTACAATGGCTACTTATACAGTTACCGTAAAAGATATTAATGGTGAAGAAACAACAGTTGAATGTGCAGATGATGAACTCATCCTTGATGCCGTGGAAGAGGCAGGTGCTGATGCTCCTTACTCTTGTCGTGCTGGTGCGTGTAGTTCATGTGCTGGTAAGATAGTAGAAGGAACTGTTGACCAAGAAGATCAATCTTTCCTAGATGAAGATCAACTAGAGGCAGGATATGTTTTAACCTGTGTTGCTAAACCTACTAGTGATGTTATAATAGAACTAGGAAAAGAAGAGGAACTTTACTAATGTTACATATGAGAGACCAACTACTAACCGCAGTGAAAGCTCACGCACAAGGTGAGATAGCAAAGCACAGAGCAAACGTAGAAGTATATCTTGAGCATCCAATGGGAATTGGTGAGCACTCAGATATAACTGAAGCAATTCAAGTGGAGCTAGATAAGATAGCACGTTATCATGATCAGTTAGAAGTGATAGAACATTACTTTAAGAAGAGATAATGCCACTACCAGAGATACCATATGATGAATGGTTTGAGGACAAACCCCACCCCCATGATAGTATGCCAATAGCGAGAGACCCTAATGAAAATCCAAGGCCTGAGGAAGAGATAGCAGATGCCTATCAATCAAGGCACGAGTATACACCTGAGTATGAGAAGGGTGCAGAAGAAGTAGTAACTATGCATGAGAAAATGTATAGAATGGCAAGAGCAAAGTACAATCCCTTTGCAATAGGGGGATCCGAACAACTAGGTGGCGGTTCGGAAACTGCACACAAAGCTTGACAAGATTGTAAAGTTGTGTTAATATAAATAAATCGGTGAGCATATGCTCACTTTTTATTACCCCAAACCAAGACCAAGGGGATATGTCTTTTCATACCTATAGATTAAAGGGTACTATAGGAAACCAAGTTCTGCTGTCTCCCTAACAGCTCTACTTAAGTTGCAATCATGACAACTCTTCAAAAGAGAGAGCAAAGTTTGCTATCAGGATGGCCTCAGTTTTGTGAGTGGGTAACATCAACAGAGAATAGAATCTATGTTGGTTGGTTCGGAGTCTTAATGATTCCATGTTTACTTGCTGCAACAACTTGCTTCATCATAGCATTCATTGCTGCTCCTCCCGTTGATATTGACGGAATCAGAGAACCTGTTGCAGGTTCTTTCATGTATGGAAACAACATCATTTCTGGTGCTGTAGTTCCATCATCAAATGCAATCGGACTTCACTTCTATCCCATCTGGGAAGCTGCTACTCTAGACGAGTGGTTGTATAATGGTGGTCCATATCAGTTAGTAATCTTCCACTTCCTTATAGGTATCTCAGCATACATGGGAAGACAGTGGGAACTATCCTACCGTTTAGGTATGCGTCCTTGGATCTGTGTTGCTTACTCAGCACCAGTATCTGCTGCATTCGCAGTGTTCCTAGTGTATCCTTTCGGACAGGGTTCATTCTCTGACGGAATGCCTCTAGGTATATCTGGTACGTTTAACTTTATGTTCGTGTTCCAAGCAGAACACAACATTTTAATGCACCCCTTCCACATGGCAGGTGTTGCAGGTATGTTTGGTGGAGCATTGTTCTCTGCTATGCATGGTTCACTTGTTACTTCTTCTCTAATCAGAGAGACAACAGAGAATGAATCACAAAACTACGGTTATAAGTTTGGTCAAGAAGAAGAGACTTATAACATCGTTGCTGCTCATGGATACTTCGGAAGACTTATTTTCCAGTATGCATCATTCAACAACTCTAGAAGTCTTCACTTCTTCCTTGCATCATGGCCTGTGATCTGTGTATGGTTAACCTCTATGGGTATCTGTACAATGGCATTCAACCTAAATGGATTCAACTTCAACCAGTCTGTTGTAGACGCTAATGGTAAAGTTGTTCCTACTTGGGGTGATGTTCTTAACAGAGCAAACTTAGGTATGGAAGTAATGCACGAGCGTAATGCTCATAACTTCCCACTTGATTTAGCATCTGCTGAGTCAACTGAAGTTGCATTAACCGCACCTAGTGTTGGCTAATTCCTATACATATGTTATAGTTGGAGGGTCTAACGACCCTCTTTTTTTATATGAAAGTAGCAATCATCGGAAAAGGATTAGCAGGTATACTAACTGCAATGGCATGGAAAGCACACGTCCCTTCCTCCGAGATAGAAATTTATTACGACCCCGATGCACCTATTGAACCTGTAGGGTCGGGGTCATGGCCTAATCTGTTAGATCTTATCACACAGTTTGAAGAGAGATCACCAGAGTCTTGGTCATCTATTGGTCCTATGTTGTATAATAATTGGCGAGATGCCAAGTGGGATCAAACAGTTAAGACAGGTATAAGTTACAGTGGATGGGGTGGTAAGGATTGGTTCCATGACTTTGGTATTAACAGAGTGGCAATGCACTTTGATCCTCAGATGTTTTGTGAGGACATGTCACAATACTTTAAGTGCATCCCTAAGAAGGTAGGATATAATATTGATGCTGATTACATCTATGATTGTGGAGGGTCACCCTTCAGTGGAAGAGAGTGCTCAAGTGAGTCATGGGATCGCTATACACTGCTGCAAAATCCCCTCAACAGAGTACTACTGGCCGAAACTGACCCATATACTAGAGTCTATTGCACCACTGATAATGTTGCCACTAAAGATGGTTGGTGTTTTGTTATCCCACTACAGAGTAGGACATCAATGGGATATCTTTTCAACAGTGACATCACAACTGATGAAGAGGCACTAGAGAATTTTCATGAGCAGTTTGGTGAAGCAAAGGTAACTGGTTGGAGATCATTCCATAACTATTGTGCAAAGAATCCTGTCATGGATGGTAGGATCTTTATGAATGGAAACAAATACTTCTTTATTGAACCACTAGAAGCAACAAGTATTACAGGATATATGGTGTGGATTGAGAGAACCTTGCGTTATATTATGCAAGGTGCTAGTATACAAGAGATGGTTGCAGATAATCAGCGAGACATCTGTGAGAATGCTAACTTCCTTCTCTATCATTATGCACATGGATCTAAGTATGACACACCTTTCTGGGACTATGCTAAGAGTCTTTGGAAACCTACTGATACTTGGAATAATATATTAAAGGATGCAAAGCAAGGTAACTGGAAGCATAGGGTGCAAGGCACAGCATATAATTACAGTTACTTTAGTTTCTTATCAGTCATTGCTACCTACTGCAACATGGAAACACAACAAGACTTCAAGTCTTTATTAAGGAATAATTGGTAATGATTCATTCAATAGCATTAATTTTAATCATAGTTTTATCAGTAACTATAATAGTATTAAAGGTATACAACCCTCACTAAATAAAGTGTAGGTGTATGTAATGCATGGCTGGCGAAACCATAAGAGATATAGTAGAGAGGTGTTACTCAACACCGAGTGGGATACTGGCAGCGAATCCATTAGACCAGTTAAATCCTAGTGTACCTACTTCTGGATCGTCAGGTAATGTTGTACCTCCTGTCAATCCTGGTGATGCAATAAGAAATATAGTTGGGAGATGTTACAGTGTCCCAGTTTATAACCTACCTAACGTATTGGATGAACAGAATCCAATACCAGTACAGATCCCTCCTACGGTACCACCCGACCCTAAACCTGGTGATGTCATAAGAAGGATAGTTGAGAGATGTTACTCTACTCCACCAGAATTACCACAAATAATAGATCCACCAACACCCCCTGATATTGGATGGGGTTGGGAGTTACCTCCTTGGGGACCGTGGATGCACAGAGAGTTTGGATGGCTCCCTCCAATAAAAATAACACTTCATCCACCATACAAAGGTGGGTCAGCAATCATAGTCAAGACTGGACCTGAAGACCAGTGTGATAAGGTTAGGAAGTTATTAGAATTAAATTTACTCAGAGCATTAAAAGATTACAGTGAACCTGGATTCCCTTCACCTGGATGGTGGGAGCACATAGAAACTGGTGAGAAATATTATTGTGATTTAGATCAGGGATTACCTGGTGACCCATTCAAAACTTGTGTTAGGAATGCATTAGACTGTCTCTTTAGACCTTACCTTGGTGGTCAATGGGAACCACCCAAGGCAAACTGTGATGCTTACTGGCCTAATGGATGGAGTGGTAACCAGACTGAGGTATGTGTAGAGAATTGTTATCCAGATAGGATACCAATCTATGAATCAACCATGTCCACAGGGACATTAGCATTCTCATTTGATGGGTCGGGTAATCTAGTTGCTACTGGTAGTGGTACTGCTGTTGCGGTACTAAAACTACAGTGGAATGATAACCCCAACACATATAATGTTGCCATCAATAACATTCAGATGGGAGGACAGCAGTGGACAAGGACAGGTAGATCTGGTGAAGAGATTCATACACTTAACATCAGTGGTCCTGGTACCACATCTATCACTATGAATGGTAACTCTGGTGGGTTTACTATCGTTGATAACAACACCAGAATATGCATGAAGGATTTGGATGGTAATGACTGTAATGCTAACTTCAGTATCGTATCTATTAACACTGGTTCTGACCATGCATACGATCCTAATGGTGCCAAGTCAGGTTACACTTTAACTAATTCTAAACCAGCATTCTATATCCTTGCACAACCTATAGAAAATGTAACTGTCCCACTGTTTAGATTCTACTCAACAACACAGCAAGATACATTCTTAACTACTAACCCAGGTCAACCTGATACTGCTGGTGCAGGTGAGAGAGCAACCATGAATGCTTCAGGTATGGCAGGTGGTGAAGTCTTAGGACATGTATTCCCAACTGCTAGTGCAATGAGAAGTTATCTACATGATGATGAGCAAGCAGAGGCACTCCATAGATTCTGGAGTACTAGTCCTTTCGATCACAAGTATACTATTGATGGTGAGATAGTAGGTGGTAACCCTCAGAAGATACCTAAGAGGTGGTGCTATCGTATACCTATAGAATCTAAGGCAGACCTTAACATCTCTATGGATGTTGAGAAAGGAGGAGCAGGATATGATAATGCACTTGGATTCTACCTAGCAGATGCTACAGGTCCTAAGTATGGACGCATCGTTGTAACTAGTGCTAGGAATGGTACCAATCTATACAACGCATGGATGACCAGTCTAAAACTCAACGAGTATGCTGGAGGGACGATGGGATTTTTCCTCATCCCTAATGGTGGTGGCCAGAATTCACTCAGCATCATGCAAGAGGTAACATTCAGTCCACTTAACTCTCCTTACTCAGGTGGTTTCAGTGCAGTAGGTATCAATACAGCACAGAATAACTACTGTCTCTTCAGTGATAAGACATGGAATCCTATGCAGAAGGATCAAACTAAGTGGCAAGGAAAGAACAATCAATTCTGGGAAGACCTTATCGCTGGTGACGATGACTATGATGATCTAAGACTATGGCACAGGTTAGGGTGGACGTATGGTGGTTACACCTACGAGGGTATCCAATGCTATTTGTATGAGGGTGCTGCACCAGAGAAGGTGATGAGAAAGATAGACCCTACTACAAAATGCGATGCTAGAATATTAAAGGCCAGCTTTAAGGATGTAATTATGAGACGCATGGACTGTGGTAACAAAGTCCCTGCTGTCTTTGGTAACGATGTGGAATGGGAGTGTGGCACATGTAATGGTGAATACTCAGTCAAATTAAATACCAACCAGAGTATTAAAGCAGCAGTCGGTGGTACCTTTAGGTTTGTATCTATGGGTGGTATTAATGGTGGTCTCTTCGGAGCATGTATGAAATTTACTGTGGAGATGAGGAAGAAGGACAAGGATGATGTTGTTACAACTCTATTCAATAAACAGTTTGAAGCACAGTATTGGCCTGCAATAGGTAGAGACTTATACGATCAGGATATTATTTTAGAACCAACTGATGAGTTAACCTTTGAGGTAGTAAGTATTGATACAGGTGCAGTTACAGGTGACATATCACTAGAGGCAGCACTCTATGCTCTTGACACTACTATGTTTGAGGGTGCATTTAAGATCATGCTTGGCACTCAGTCACATGACAGTGTGATAGCAGCTCAAACAGGTAACCCAACACTTAACCCAATTACTAAAGAGGGTGGACTGATAGAAGGATTTGCATTCTCATATAATCCTACCAACAGACTAGAGTTTGAGTGGGAAGCAGGTAGTAAACTGTCTGAGACATGGAGTGAGGACAACGTGCCTGATCCAGGAGATCCATACACATATGTCTGGGCAAATAATATACCAGTGGCAATGCATGGATCACTCCAAGCAAACCCAGAGATACCAGGACAGAGTAGGATCATAGGTAACACTGCGATGCCTACATTACCTGGTGCTTACATAGACACAGGATATCTTTATGATGTTGAGTCTAACTACTTCTCTGCTACAGTACTAGAGTCTTATAACTATAGGAATCTCTCAGGAGTATACAATCACCTTGTTGAGGACTATCTCTTCACTAGGTTTGAAACTCTGAGTGGTACCAATATATCACAGGGATACAGAGACATCCTCAGTGAAGCAGCCCCCACCACGTTTGCAAGAGGAAGCAAACCGTGGTATACTATTGGTGCTAACTCTGTTGGCAGTCATTACCTCACTGTGGTGAATAATATATGGGATGGTGCAGCACAAGCACCACAAAGAGATACATACTTCTCTCCTATCACATTCATACAGGACTACACCCTTGATAACTATCATGGTACAGGTGGTGGTAACTATGCTGACGCTGCTAAGATACGTGTAGGTATCACATTCTACCCAGTTATCTTTGATCAGACTACCTCATCTAAACAGGTACACTACTGGCAAGCAATGATACATGTCATTGATGTTATAGATCAAGGTAAAGGATACACTAAAGGGTCAGAGTTTGTGTTAACATGGCCTCCGATGAGAGATAGAGCGAGTGAGGATCCCTCACAGACACCATACTATCCTGATCAGGAAGCAGGTTTCTCATTCCCATTAGGTAAACAACTAGCATGGTGGGAGAATGAAGACCTAGTAAGAAGAAGTCTTAAGGAAGCCTTCTATCAAGAGTCACACAATAAAGACTCAGTTGTATGGTATTCAGGTACCGACAAAGCAAAATTCAGAGTTAGATTTAAAGTAACTCTCACACAATGTACAGATCCACCTTAAATTATGGCAGGTTTTAATCCAAGAGAGGTCAATGCAGAAAGATCTCTAGAGAAATCATCAAAAGAGTTAAGGACTCTTAAGAAGGTCATCGAAAAGTATAAGGATGATCCGAAGGGTAAGAAGAAGATGCTCAAACAGATGCAGAAGTACTGGAGGAGTCCTTTGGCAGAGGTGAGGTCTCTCGACTACAAACCGAAGGGACCTAACTGGACACCGCCTAAAGATCTTGAGGCAAATCTGGAGGCAATGGCCGAATATGTTGACCCACGTAAGGAATGTGATGAAACCGAGATAAATAACAGTTCGTTAACACCTGACCAAGAACAGGAGTTACGTGCTAAACTGTCCAAAACAAACAAAACCGATGATTAATCTGGAGGAGAAGTATGGGTCTTACATAGGAAGCAGTAAGACTTTTAAAATTGATGGAGTAAGAGAACCAGTAACAGGGTATGGATACCACTGTGATGGGTCAGATATAAAAGGTTACTGGGTTAACACTCGTAACTATAAATTATTCTACAATTTGAATGAACAATTCATTAAGATGGTACCATTAAATGACGTGGAATATACAGAACCTATTTCCGAAGCCCCTAGCATCGTCGAAGATTAATCCAGAGGTCTGTGACATTCTTACTGAGATGTTACAGGACTATGATTTCTCAGAGGATGAGGGTGGACTGAGTGCTGTTACTGTTAATAAGCATGTCTTACAAAACAAAACAGCAGTCCACGACTACCTTTATAGGAAGGTGCGACAGGTTATATGTGAGTTAGGATATCATTGTGATGTCCAGATCACTACCTCTTGGTTTACTGCTACACTTAGTGGTGGGTCAGCAGATGAGCATGCACATTGCAACTCTTGGTTTTCTGCTGTAGTATATTTTGATGAGTATGATAAAGATACTTCTCCAATCCAGTTTGTAAACCCTCCACAAGGGGTCTACGTGAGTCCTTCACAGGACAATGATTATAATGCTACGGATGAGGTTATAGTACCTGAAAAGGGTACTATATTATTGTTCCCTAGCAATGTAAGACATCGAGTGTTAAAGAATTACTCTCAGTATGAGAGATACTCACTAGCATTTAATGTGTTACCAAAAGGTTATGTAGATGTAGGTGATTCATCCTACATGTATCAGTGACACAACTGTCACAAGGGGGGTTGACGGATAACCCTAATGTATACTATTATAAATACTTCTTAACAAAGGACTCGAAATTATCGTAACCCTGTGTTGGAATTAAAAGACTCCCATGTCGGGGAAGTCTATCATCCGCAGGGTTTTTCTATGCCCATGCGAGAAACTAAAAATCAAAAATGATTAAATCAACAATCGCAGCTCTTGCTGCATCACCTCTACTACTCTCTGGAGCCGCTTTTGCTGGTCCTTATGTGAATGTAGAAGCTTCAGGTTCATATCCAGACGGAGCATACACATCTGGTACAATTGAAACAGTAATCGGATACGAAGGAGAAACTCCAGCTGGTCTTGGTTGGTATGTTTCTGGTGGTCCTACAGTAACTCACAGTGAGTCTACAGATGACTTCGGTGACGTTGAATTAGTAGGTTACCTTGGTGGATCTTACGATAAGTTCTACGGAGAGATCTCTGGAACAACTAACGAAGATGACATCGACTGGGGTGCTAAAGCAGGAGTTAAGTTTACTTTCTAAGTTAAACTCCATACAAACTAAATACAAAGGGTCACAGAGTGACCCTTTTTTCTTTCCCACTTTTAATACTATGGCCGAAAAGAATCCTGGTAACACCGCCATCTATACTAGAGAAGGTTGTCCCTATTGCACAAAGATTAAGGAAGTTTACAAATCTAAGGGGTGGGGCTATGCAGAATACAAATTAAATGTTAACTTTACTAGAGAGCAGTTTAAACAGGAGTTTGGACAACAAGCTACCTTCCCTCAAGTAATCATCTCAGGACATAAAAAGGGTGGTTGCACTGAAACTGTTAAATACCTTCGAGAAAACAAGTACGTATGATGAGTGACGCTAACCCTGAGGAACTTTATACTATTATTGACAGAGCAATCGACGAAGCGATGTTTAATAATAGATTCCTACTTAATATGAAGTCGTATCTTACTGGTAACAAGTGGACACGCAAACAAACAGGTGAATTAATTGAATCAAGTTCAATGGGTGAGTTGAAACAAGCAGTGGATGAGTTATCTCAATACATTGCAAGGGATAAGTATATGTCTGAAGCATACACACACTTACCCAAACCACAAGCGAGAAAGATTAGGAATTACTTTGATACACTTGTCAAAGATGCAGAAGTATACTATGATACTCGTAAACCTGGTAGACCTCGTAAAAAGTCTACTAAATAAAAAAAAATAGTAAGGGAGAAATCTTATGGCAGATGTTTCATTTTTGTACATTGCATTCTTTCTAACTATAGGTAGTTTTTTCTTGGGTTTCATGCTATCATGGAACCTAAAGGAAGTCTTCGATACTTGGGTCGCTAAAGCAGACTACGCTGAAGTAGTGATGCACCCAGAGATGCAAGGTGAAGATGGACCAGTAGAACCTTCCGAGTTGATATACTTGCGTATTCACAACGAAGATGATATACTTGATGATGACGACGAATAAGTTATGAAATTAATGATTTCTGAGGTACTTCAGAAGGCACATAATGCAAAGACGAAGGCACAAAAGATAAAAATATTACAAGACAATAATACTCCTGCACTCAGGTCAATATTTGTTATCAATTTTGATGATAGTTTAGAGGCACGTGTTCCATTAGGTGAGGACGTACCTTATCGTAAGAACGATGCACCTAAGGGCACAGAGCATACATTGTTAGAGAAAGAAGCAAGTAAACTATACTATTACTTCGTAGGTGGTGCAGATAATGTATCTACTATGAAGGTAGAGGGTATGTTTATAAGACTACTTGAAGGACTCCATGATGATGAAGCACAGGTAGTAATTAAAGCAATCAACAAGACACTTCATAAGAAATACCGTATTACACATGCAGTAGTCAAGGAAGCATTTCCTTCTATTGAATGGGGTGGTAGAGGTAGAACATATGCTGTTGTATGACAATGAAATTAACTGATGAGCAAATCGCTGAGGTAAACTCTAAAGGTTTAGGGTGTTCCGTTATTAAATCTGGTATCTCACCTGATGCTGCTAACGATAAGACGTTACCAACTAATGCTTATCTAATGGAGTTAGCAAAGGACGGTGAGACTTGGTTTGATATTGTTATGGGTAACTCAGTTGATATATTTGACACATACTATGACATGTTAGGTGATGTCGTTAAGAAGATGTCCTACACTAAGGGCACAAGATCTCCAGGGATGTATACTAATCCCTCAGCAGCAAAGAAACCTAAGAAGAGTAAAAAATGACAGACCCAACGTATAAAGCATCATTACTCAAACTTCTGAAGGAGTTTGCATATAAGAAGGGTAACTTCAAACTATCATCTGGTAAGGAGACTGAGCATTATATTAATTGTAAACCTGTCACACTATCATGTGAAGGTAACGCACTTCTATCTACCTTGATGGTAAAGAAGTTAGACGAAGGATCCTCAGCAGTAGCTGGTCTTACTCTAGGTGGTGACCCATTGGTTGTGGGTGTAGCACAGAGAGCATTCTATAGAGGAGGACACATCGATGCCCTTATTATTAGAAAGAATCCTAAAGACCATGGGACTAAAGAAGTAATTGAAGGTCTGAAACCTGAGAAAGGTGCGGTCATTACGGTATTAGAGGATGTAACTACCACAGGTGGTAGTGCTATGAAGGCAGTAAATATACTAAGAGGTGCGGGTTATACGGTTAACAAGGTGGTTGCTATCGTTGATAGGATGGAAGACCATAAGATATGGGAGCACAATAAGATAGAGTTTGTATCCCTGTTTAAATTGGAGGATATAATAGAATGACAGTATACTTTGACCCTAGGAAACCTAAGAAATCTCCTGAGGAAATGACAGAAGAGGAAAAGAATTATGAGTTGGGGAAGTCAGTTGTGACAGCAGTCGCTAACTTAACAGTAGTACCACTGGTTCTTATGCTAGTATGGAATGCAGTTATACCAGGCATCTTTGCCTTACCTACATTGACATACTTTAGTGCACTAGGTTTGTATGTAATCGCTAAACTATTATTGAAGACACATGACTAATTCACATCCATTGAGTGACAAGTTGGAGGATAAGATTACTAATGAAACGTATGGTTTATTCCCAACACCTGTTAGTAAATTCTCAGTACCTAACCATGAAGAGTTGAAGAAGGAGATACTTCTATGGATGAAGGACAATGAGATACTTAAGAAATCTGGCAGAGAAAGTATCACACACAATGTAGTGCAGGTAGGAGAAAATAATAAACTATTGAGAGATTTACCTTCTGTTGCTGCTGCATTTGAAAGTGCTGTTGTCTTACACAATGACAACTCTATGCACTATAAGTTTAACCTAGGTGTTAATGAATCATACTTAGAGATAGCACAAGAGGGAGCAATCTATGCACCCCATGAGGTATCAAACTGTTTGTATCATTCAATCTACCTTGTTAACTTTGACCAGAATAAACACAGCAGTTATAAGTGGAGAAAGAATGTAGGGTCAAATCATTATCCTATAATGCAGGTAGATTCTAGTCAGATTACTCCATATAATATGACAGAAGCTACATTTAATATGAGTGAAGGTGATATTATAACCTTCCCTGCTAATTTAACCTTCGGTTATGATAGTAACACTGCAAATGAATTGTTTACTATCAGTGCTAATATAGTTCCTACTACTGAAAAAGAATGACTAGAGTATGTTTGGTGAGTGTGACTCCCGATGCGGAGAAAACTATAGGATACATTGCTAGAGTATCCAACCCAAATAATCAAGACAATCCAAAGGTAGATAAACTACTAGCGTATTGTATTGACCATGGACATTGGTCTATCTTTGAGCAAGCACACATGACACTAGAGATTCAAACCTCTCGTGCTATTGGTGCACAGATTCTTAGACATAGATCATTTACTTTCCAAGAATTTTCACAGAGATATGCAGATACAAATCTGATAAGTACTACAATAGAACCACCTGATCTGAGACGACAGGACAGCAAAAACAGACAGAATAGTATAGATGATTTCGATGAAACCCAGAAGAAGAGGCTTCAAGCACTTATTACGAGGTACTTCGCTGAAGGAACTGATCTCTACAATGAATTACTCCGTGAGGGGATTGCGAAGGAGTGTGCGAGAATGGTTCTCCCGCTAGCTACACCTACCAGAATATACATGACAGGTAGTGCTAGGTCATGGATGCACTACATACAGTTACGTACTGCTAATGGTACACAGAAGGAGCACATGGACGTAGCAAACCTATGTCGAGACCACTTCATCTGTAATTTCCCTACAATATCTAAAGCATTGGGATGGTGTCCTGATGTAGAGGACTGCGATTGCAGTTATGATGATGATTGGGGAGACACACAACCTTGTTTACGAATAGACTAATGCCAACATATCCAGTAATAAATAAGAATACAGGGGAGACTAAAGAACTTTCCATGTCTATATCTTCTTATGATGAGTGGAGAAAGGACAATCCCGATTGGGATAAAGACTGGTCCAAAGGGACTGGTGGAGTTACATACGGAGATCCGAAACAATCCGATGGATTTAAAGAAGTAATGAGTAAGGTCCAAGAGAAACATCCAACTGCGAACCTATCGAGGTACACATAAATTATGCCAGTACGTAAGAAGAAGAACGGCAACGGTAATGGTAACGGTAATGGTACCGTATCAAGAGCAATGAAGAAGAAACCACCCATCAATCTTGAGCATCTCAGGACTATAACTCCATTGACAGACCATCAACAAGATGTCTTCAATGCGTTTGCTGATGGAAAGAATCTTGTATTACATGGTGCAGCAGGTACTGGTAAGACATTTATCAGTCTCTACCTAGCACTACAGGCAGTATTAGAACCATCTTCTCCATACCAGAGAGTATATATTGTTAGGTCTCTTGTCCCTACAAGAGAGATCGGATTCCTACCAGGTGATGAGGAAGACAAGTCTAACCTATATCAGACACCATATAAAAACATGGTGCGATATATGTTTAACATGCCTGATGAAGGAGCATTCAAAGTATTATATGAAAACCTAAGAAACCAAGGATCAATAGACTTCTGGTCTACTTCTTTCTTGCGTGGCATAACACTTGACAGAGCCATTATAATAGTAGATGAGTTCTCTAACCTAAACTTCCATGAGTTAGACAGTATTGTCACTCGTGTTGGTCAGGATAGTAGAATCATATTTTCTGGAGATTACACACAGTCTGACCTCGTTAAGTCACATGAGAGGACTGGTGTGCTAGACTTTATGAAGATCACTCAGGCAATGGAGTCATTCACTTGCACTGAGTTCGGTATCAATGATATCGTGAGGTCTGGTTTCATACGAGACTACCTCATCTGCAAACATGAAATGGGATTTGATTAATGTTTAATTATGTTGGTCCTGCTAAACCTCTTGAGGAGGTTGAGAGTAGGACTCTTGACTCTGGAAGATTCTATAAGATAGATGACAGATGGTGTCCTAGTGTCACCACAGTGTGTGGAAACCAATCGAAGCATGGTATACTAGCATGGCAGAAGCGTATTGGATTTGCTGAAGCAGAAAAGATCAGACGATCATCTGCATGGCGAGGCACACAGTACCATAACTTAGTGGAGAAGTATCTTAAAAATGAATTGGAAGAAGATAAGAAGAGCGAGGGTCTTCCCACATACCTTTTTAGGTCTGCTCGTGAGACTCTTGATAGGATTAATAATATTCATGCTATTGAAGCCCCTCTTTTTTCTCGTAATTTATTTCTGGCTGGTCGTGTTGATGCTATTGCTGAGTTTGATAGGGAGCTTGCTATAATAGATTTCAAGACCACAAAGAATCTTAAAAAGGAAGAGCACCTTGATAAGTTCTTTGTCCAAGAAGCAGCGTATGCTTACATGTATTACGAGCAGACTGGTGTAGAGGTTGACAAACTTGTTACAATATCAGTAGCAGAAGACGGAAGCATGCAAGTGGTAGAAAAGTATGATAAAATACCATACATAGACACTCTTATTGATTGGATAAGAGACTATCACAATGAGAAAACTGTAGCATGAAGCAGGAAGTATTAGGTATCCCTTTCTTTAAGTTTGATATTAATCCAGACAAGATTGAGGAGATTGCTAAGATACTTACACTCCTACCTTGGAGAGAGAATGACACCAATCTAATTTGGGAAGGTGTTAGTCTTGATGGTCAAGGAGGTAGTGACCTCTATAAGAACCCAGACCTCGCCTATCTTTTCGACTGGATGCAAGACTGCATGGCCGAAGTGTGTGATGAGATGGGTATACCGAATAAATTGGTATGTAATGCTGCCTGGGCAAATCTAAATAAGAAAGGTGACTGGTTCTATGACCACACTCATTCTAATTGTTTCCTTAGCAGTAATTATTATGCATCAGGGAAGACAGGAGTAACAAAATGGATCCATCCTAATCCTTACTATGATAAGACCAATATATGGCCTTTTAATTCTAAGGACTGGGAGGATAAGTTTAACTTAACTCACGAAGAACCTACTGTACCTGGTAGGTTTATTGTTTTCCCACCTACTATCAGACACAGGGCTACCCCAAATGAGTCAGAGTGTGATAGAATAACCATAGCAGCTAATTGGTTCCCAACAGGACTTATTAACTCCAGTGGTGTGTCCCACTTAAACGTAAATGTTATACAATGAAAGAGATTGAAGAGAAGTTTATGACTCAGGGCAAGTTTGTCACTCTCGTAGAGCAGAGGGTCAAAGATAGTCAGGGTTTAATCAATTACATTGAGGCAGTCGCTTCAGTATGTGAAGAGTTTGAGATAGAAGTAGAGACAGTTGGAAAATTAATATCCAAACCACTTAAAGATAAAATCAAGTGGGATGCACAGCAATTAAACTACATTAAAAGAACAAGTAGAGGGGTGTTAAACTTATGACTGATTTCATGCAATCGGAGGTAGTGCAAGAGGAACTAGAGCATATACAGCAGTGTTATACTGAACTCTTAAAGATGTCTGCTGGTCTGAAGGATTTCCAACCGAAGGAGAGACTAGAGCATATCGAGAAGACTCTGGAGTTAGTAGCAAAGCAGAAGGTATTCTATGCACGGTTACAACTAGCAGCAAACGAGTTACAAGATGATGACTCAGCAAAAGAAATTAAGAGTAGGATAGAGATGATGTCCACTGAGTACAGTGGTGGTCTCAACCTTACTATGGTACTAGATCAGATGGAATCCAAGCTACGTCAATGGAGAAATCAACTCAGAGAAGAGGGTGTTGACACTGCTAAATAACTATGCTACTATAATCCAGTAGCAATATCACAATACAATTTCGGAGACAAACACGAATGTCATTTGCAAATTTAAAGAGTAAGTCTGGTAAGTTTTCAAAGCTTACACAACAGATTGAAAATATGTCCAAACCTCAGGGTAGAGGACCAGATGAAAGACTCTGGAAACCAGAGGTAGATAAGAGTGGTAACGGTTATGCTGTTATTCGTTTCTTACCAGAGCCAGATGGAGAAGATCTTCCTTGGGCACAGGTTTGGAGTCATGCATTTCAAGGACCAGGTGGTTGGTATATTGAGAATTCTCTCACCACACTTAACCAAAAGGATCCTGTAGGTGAATTGAATAGGACACTATGGAATAGTGGACTAGATGCAGATAAAGATACTGCACGTAAGCAAAAGCGTAAGCTTTCATATTATAGTAACATCTATGTTGTTAAGGATCAACTTCATCCAGAAAATGAAGGTAAAGTATTCTTATATAAGTATGGTAAGAAAATTCATGACAAGATTGCATCAGCAATGCAACCACAATTTGAGGATGAAAGTCCAATCAATCCTTTCGATCTTTGGAAGGGTGCTAACTTTAAGATCAAGATCCAGACCATTGGTGGATACTGGAACTATGATAAGAGTGAGTTTGACTCACCCTCTGTGTTAGCAGATTTAGATGATGATTCACTTGAAAAAGTATGGAAGTCACAATACTCTCTTAAAGAGTTTACTGACTCTAATAACTTCAAGTCTTATGAGGATCTCTCATCACGTTTGAATATTGTGCTTAACAAGTCAACAAGACCTGTAGTACAATCAAATGAGGAAGATGAGAATTTGGTACCTCTTGATAGTCCAGTTGTTAAAGCGGACCCTACTCCCACCAAAACCTCAGGGTTTGGTGCTAAGATAGAAGAAATAAAAGAGTCAGGTGAATCACCAGATCTTTCTTATTTCGCTGCCCTAGCTAACGAAGACTAATGAAGAAACTACTACTGCTCCCACTTCTACTGATTGGTATCACAACACCAGTCAAGGCAGAAGCACTAACTTGGAATGAGTTTTGGGAGCCGTTTGTAGAGTCTTATCATTATGGACACGATCATGGAACTGGACACTGGCATGACTGGAGGTACGACCACCATCATAGAAGACCACATTACGGTCCATATCGTAGAAGATGTGAAGTTACAATCACTAAGAAATACTGGGTACCAGGACAATACATTGGTAGGTCATGGGTTCCAGGATATTATGAGCATCGTGATGTGATTGAGTGGGAGAGATGCAGACTTAGACCACTTTGATATATTATTCGACTTTTTGAACAA